TGATACTGATGGGTTTCTGAACAACACTACCGACATGTTCCCCGATAACTTTGGCAAGGGCAGCGATGACGGGCGTTTCATTGTGAACGATAACCTATACATCACGGGGCGTACATCTGCTTTGGGTGCGACCACCCTGAACGTTACTGTTCGTGTTAATGCTTCCATCGTTACTCTATCGTCGAAGGACTTCATGGCCATTGCAATCCAATCGACAGCGGCAGATAACTGAGGTGCTTACCTTGGTTAAAGTTGAAGGAACTCTCGATGAATTGAAAGCATTGTTTGTTGATGCTGCAAAGAAGGAAGCAAAGTCCACTGCACGTCGTGCTGGTAAAGCGGCAGTCAAGAAGTCTGTAAAGGCTGTTAAACGCGCTCCATCTGCATACAACAAGCACATGAAGAAAGAACTTGCACGTCTGAAGAAGAAACATCCTAAGACACCTCATAACACATTGTTCAAAAGAGCCGCAAAGTCTTGGAAGGGTTCAAAGAAGAAAGGTGGTAAGAAATGAGTCGTACAGTGATGTTTGACAAAGTAATGCGGGGGGGCTCGTTTAGTTACACTGCCGCAGGAACATCTTGGTCAAGCAATGGGCCATGGGAATATGCGGGTGGCAATACCAACGTATTGTACACGCAAGATGAGATTGACATCGGTGGTATGACTACCACTCAAGAAGAAACATTCTATCCCGAAGCAGCGACTATTCAAAACTCTCCATTCTACACAGTACCCGGTGTAGTTGATAGAATCCCCGGTTCCCCTGAATTGGGATTGGTACCATACGGTGCATTGTTTGAGTACGTCTTGATAACTGAAAGTCCTTTCAAAGTAGACAAGTGGGTGGCAGACCAAATTTACACCGGCGATGGAACTTCATGGATTCCTGTTTACAGTTGCCCCGGAATTGATCCTCGACGTACAACCGACCAAGCAACAACACTTGGCTTTGACAACATACTCTACGGTCGAGTTCAAATGATAGTGCATAATTCTTCTTTACCACAACAGGCGGGAGTTGTTTATTCAACGAATGAGTTCGGTTCAATGACTCCAACCGCTTCCGACCGATTATACGTAACTCGATTTGTTGTTATTCAACCTCTTGGCGGCCAAACCATCCCTAACGGCTCCGGAATCCAATTACCACACATGAGAGTCGTCCTAGTTGGAAGTGGCAAGGAAGAAAACGATTTGTCGTACATCATGCGGCTTCGTAACTCTTACTTACTGCAACAGGATGTTAACTAATGCTTGAAGAAGAACGGTGGAAGTTGTTAGGTCAACAAACTCGGCAATCACCCATTGTCGCTGCACAAGTTGTTGCAGCACCACCGCCTAAACCTTCTAAGGTTCAAACTGACATACCATTTACTGCAATCGGTCAAGGCATAGGTGCTGCAATTGGTTTCACCGCTTATGTTTGGACTTACCCTATCGTCTGGATTGACGGCCCTCTTCCTATTGTTGATACTCTTTGGATTGGCGGCTTAGCAATGGCTACTGCACGTGGAGCAAAGATGGGTAGAGACGTAGGAAGACAATTAGACACTATCGAAGAGGTATTACTATGACGGACGAAAAACCAATTGAAGAAATGAAAACAGCAACTAAGATTGAACGCTTTGCACAATGGCTTATGTCACGTGAAGAACGACGTGGAGAGAAAGAAACGAACCTTGACACGTTAGTCAAACTTAACGTGTTGGTATCGTTTCTCACTCTCGCTATGGTCGGTGGGGTCGATGCTGTACGAGCGGCTGTAATGTTCATTCCTTACTTTTAGGCGCTCGACACTTATCACGATTCCAAAACATATCCCGACATCGGGCCTTGTTAGTATTACATCCTGAGCATCGCCATTCGCTGACCACGCCTAACAACTTGTTTGGGTTGTAACTAATGTTCCAGTATGTGTTACAATTGCCACAGGCTAAGCCGACAACCGGTGAAGGTGCGCTTGGCAAGCCCATGAGGTGTCCACAGTCGCATTTGTAGGATGCACTCATTCTTTCACCTCATGTCTCAACGTTATACTGCGTGAACACTTGTCGATATTACATCTCATCTGACGTCCTGAACCTTTTCTGTACGGCTGGGTGTGGCTGCATCGAGGACATCGAACTCTCATCATTCAAACTCCTCCAAAGTAGGACAATCAAGAGTCCAGTGGTCGCCAATCATTCCACAGTTGCGGCACGTCGCATGTTTGAACGTCTTCTTCTTCACTTCAACCTTCACTTTGCGTTCCGGTTGATGCTTCAGGAGTTGTTCACGAACCCATCCCGAGAAGTTATCCATGCGTTTGGCTACGATTGCTGACCGCTCACAGAGCGATATTGTCTTGTTGACCATGTTTATCGGAGGGAGTACTCCTATATCAATGCGTATGTACACAATACGCATGCTGTCAGTAGCATATCAGCCTCCGGTAATTACCGGTTGAACTGACAGGTTACATAAGGTTTGAGTGCTAAAATCGGCCTCAGACGAAGACTGGGGCAGGCCCCAGTACTCCTTGAGGCCTGTTTTACTCGCTTCGCTCGTTAGAAGATGGGGTGCAGTGTGGGATGCAAAGTGGGTTTACTTTATACACCGTCGAGGTTGTGTGATAATTGGTTGGGGGAGAGCCGGCCCGATATTTCATTAACCGAAACAACTCCCTCGACCACTTGATGTGATATAATGGCAACAAAGAAAACCGCAATATTTACCCTAACCGAACGACTTACAATTTCTGCTAGCGGCACTGATACGTTCGCAGCCATTGACCTTGGCTCATATGTTGATGTTGGCGACCGTCAAGCCCTCCAAGTGCACAGTGTTGACTTTATTTTTCAAGGGAACCAACCGGCGAGTTCAGTTACCGGAGCAATGGGTGGCACTGGTTTTGTTCAAGTTCAAGTCACCGACCTTAACCGTGGTGGCCTTGTTTTTGCTAATGACCGGGCTTTGGTAGCGTCGGGTAATCTTGAATATGATACTGATGGGTTTCTGAACAACACTACCGACATGTTCCCCGATAACTTTGGCAAGGGCAG